GATCATGCTGTCCAGCTTCCCGGAGGCGTAGTTGTAACCCCCGCTGTTGGCCGTCGTGATGTTTAGCGGCATGTTCAGGCAGCGGCCGATCTCGTTGAGCAGCGCCCTGACGAATCCGTCGAACGTCGTCGTTGGCTGCTCGGCCTTGAGCTGGCTGATGTCCCAGCCCTCGGGCAGCGTCAGCAGCGACCGCTTCTCGATCGGGATCGCCTCCATGGCCTCGGGTGTCTCTTCGTCGTCCGCGTTGACGGCCGGCCCGGCGGTCTTCATCACGCCGGCCAGTTCGGCGCCCGTTTCGGCGGCGGCCACCACGGCGGCCCGGTACCGGCGGAGCTCGGCGAACAGGCTCAGCGTCGGGGCCAGCTCCGAAACGCCGCGATGCTGCTCCGGCCGGCTGGCCGTATAGAGGTGCACGATGTTCTCGGCCGGCAGCTCGTCGTAGGCGAACGGGTCGGCGCCGTAGAGCGTCTGGCCGGGGTGCTGGCGGAGCCGCGTATAGCGGAGCGGGTTGCCGTCGTCGTCCAGCAGGATGCCGTCGGTCGTGTCGCGGTCGAAGGCGGCGTCCCAGGGCAGCGTGAAGTGATCGCACTCGGAGAGCACGACGTCGAGCTTGGCGGGGGTGGTCAGCCGGCCGTTGGTGACCGCGTGCAAAAACACCTCGCCGTCGACGACCTTGGCGGCCCGGGCGGTGCGGAGTTTCTGATCGAGCCTTACGGCGCGGGTCCATTCGGCCCAGCGCTGCTCGAGGAACTCATCGAGCGTCTCGTCGCCGGTGGACAATTGCAGCCGCGGCCCGCTGCCGATCGTGTCGTTGGCGATCGTGGCGATGATCCCCGCGGCGTAGCTGTTGTTGGCCGCCTCGTAGCGGGCCCGCTCGCGGAGCGCTTTGCGGACGGCCGGGCGGGCCGCCGCGTCGGCCGAGAGGCTGTCGGCCCACTGCCAGTGCCGTGAATTGTCGTCGGTGGTCTGGGCCGCATCGTAGGCGGCCCGCAGCGTCCGCCGGCCCCGCGACTTGCGGCCGCTCCGCTCGTCGCGGGCGGCGTCGGCGCGGGCCATCGTGCGGGCGATCGCGGCCGGGTCGGGATGCAGGCTGGCGGACATGACTTAAAGGAAAAAGGGAAAATGAAGAACGAAAAACTGCGGTCCGCCGGCGGCGGCCGGCCATCACTTTTTCATTCTTCCTTGTTCATTTTTCATTTCCGTCTCAAACTGCTCCCGGCGGTTTGAGGCGGGTCAGGCGGAAGCCGCGCTTTTTGCCGGCGGCGGCGGTCTGGCTCTTGGCGTACTTGTCCGCCGCGATCTGGTCGGGGATCGAGTGCTGCTCGGCCGACGTGCCGTCGGCGCTGGCCCGCTTGGGGGCGGCGGCGTTTTCGGCGATCGTGTCCGGGTCGACGGTGGCCAAAGCCGGAGGCTGGGGGCTGGAGGCTGGGGGCTGGCAAGCAGCCGCGTCGAATCGTTGAGAGGAGACGCTTTAATCGTTCCCGCCCGGCTCACCGCGGGAAGGCTGCTAGCGGCCCGGGCGGCGGCAAAGTTCCGAGGATGGAAATTCAGCCCCCGGGGCGCGGGGGGATTGGCCGCCGGACACTCGGGCGGAAACAATTGGGATTCTAGAAACAAAGCCTCTGCGCAGGCATTGCAACGAATACGGCGTCGTCTGCGTTTCCTGGATCCCTACTTGTCGCAGAAACAAAGCCTCTGCGCAGGCATTGCAACGGGCCTCTGGCGTCGCCTTCTCGACGCAGCACCTAGTCGCAGAAACAAAGCCTCTAACGGCATTGCAACGCGGATGGTCCACCGCGCGGGCACGTGGTCGCAGAAACAAAGCCTCTGCGCAGGCATTGCAACAAGGGTGCCCGATCGACAACCCCGGCGGCTATTTTCAGTCGCAGAAACAAAGCCTCTGCGCAGGCATTGCAACCCCCGGAAAATGGAGCGCCGACCAGAAAGAGGGACCCGTCGCAGAAACAAAGCCTCTGCGCAGGCATTGCAACAATCAGTTCGTTTGCATCCTTCGCCGCCAACATCAGCGTCGCAGAAACAAAGCCTCTGCGCAGGCATTGCAACACCCCAACCGCAAGACGTGACCAATGAGGGCCGCGAGTCGCAGAAACAAAGCCTCTGCGCAGGCATTGCAACCCCGCATCGCTCAGATCGAGCCCCGACGCAATCTGCCGTCGCAGAAACAAAGCCTCTGCGCAGGCATTGCAACGACAAAGGGGAGCCTAGCATCAACGCAGGCTGTCTCGTCGCAGAAACAAAGCCTCTGCGCAGGCATTGCAACCCGGTCGCAGTAACATCTTGCCACCAATGGCCATACCACACAAAACGCGAGCAGCCTAAATATTCTCGCCGTAAGTCGTTATTTCGCGTCATCCTTCAGCGGTCGCCACCTCGCCGCTCGCCAGTAAGTTCAAACACGCGTTGCGATCCTGATCCCAACTGCTGCCGCAATGGCGACATTCGTAGACGAGGGCCGCTCGATCCGGCGTATCACATCCCTCCCCGCAGACGTGGCAATTCCAGGTGACGCCTCGCGCTGGACGTTCCTCCACGGTTCCGTCGGAAAACGCGCCGCGCAGCGACGACTCTAAATGGCTCGGCGACGCCAAGAGACGTCGCGCCCTGACGCGTGCCAGGTCATCCCCTTCCTCGACGGCCGGCTCGACGGCCAATTGACGCCAGTCGATCTTTTCCATGACCAGCGTGCCGTACTGTCGGCGTAATGTGCGGGCAAACACGCGGTAGGCATCCGTGCGAGAGTCTCGGAATTTCCGCAGATTGTTCATCTCCCATTCGTAGAGATGCTTGTCCTGCTTCCGCCACGTCTCAACTTCGTGGAACGCCACCTCGTCGCCCGGAAAGCGCTGATCGCGCCAGCGGATGACCAAGGCCGCAAGCCGGGCCGGACTCCGCCACTGAACCAAGAATCGCGTCGCATCCTGGAGCCAGGCGGGTTTCTCCAGCTTTGTTAATCGCCGCCCCAGCAGCAATTTGAGCGCGTTGAAATTGTTGTCGCGGATGCTGCGCAAGTCCGCTGACTTGACGGGTCGGCGCACCTGTTTGTCCGGCAAGATCAGCTCGCCTTGCCGTCCGTCGTCTCCGATCCAATACGCCACCCGCAATCCGCCAGCAACCTTTCTCCAGCCCAAGTCCACCGCCACCCGGCCGGAAGTGGCCCCGTCGGGGCGGGCCCAACCTTCCGCCCGCTCCAGGACGAATTGCACCGACCATTGCGCGTGGCAGGCCACGCGGCGGCAGACGGCAAAGACCCATTTGACCCGGGCATCCTTGGGCAGCGGTCGATGCAGCACAACGTCGAACCCACCCCAAATCGGCTTGCGGGCCGCGTCGCTCCCCAGCCGGATCCGCACGTGGTAAATCGGTCCTCCGCGGCTGCACGCGTGCGCGTCCGCAAACTCGACCTGCCCATGGCCTTTTCCCAGCAGATCGTCGACCTTTATCCCCTTCTGTATCTGTACCGCCAGTTTTCCGTCCCCGCGAAATCGCTGAAACCGTGGAGGCGACCCCCGGCGAAAGGCACTGGCTGCCTTCTCGACCTCCAAGTAGGTCCCCCAGCCGACGCCGCAATCCGCCCGGGCCGCCTTGCGACGATCCCGATCCGCTGCATCAAGCTGATCCATCGCAGATCGGACCGAAAGTGCATTGAATGCCGCCTGTTTTTTGTCTTTCATGCGGATTGCCGCCTCCTTTCGGAGCTCCCTGAGACTGGCGATCCTTTTCCGCATCTTCTCGGGGGCAACGGTTTTCTTGCGTTGCTGCTTTCTCCACATCTTCACTTCCGCCTGCGCAACCTCCAGATCCGCGTTCGCTTGCTCCCACGCGGCCTTTGCGGAAGAGAAGTCCGGGGCCAACCGCGCTAGGGCTTCTTCGACCCGCTGCCGTCGCGTCAGCTCCAGTTCGCAGAGCGTGTTGCGATAACGGTGCGCCGCGAACAACTGATCGCGGATGCCTTGCTCGTTTTCAACCGGCGAGGCGCCGTAGGAATAGACCCTTGTCGGTCCCGCCTGATTTCCAAAGGGCATCACTCACCTCACAATCCATGGCGCGTCCCCGGCGGTTGGTGTTGGCTGGGGGCGCGATTAGACGACACGCCAGAGGCCGCCGCGCGGGGACGCATGAAATCCGAAAGAGCAACCAACACCGCCGGGCATCATAAGCAGCCCGCCGCGAAATTGTCAACCGCTCGAAACAGCGACGGGCTGGGTCAATGGTCAGTGACGTTGAGATTCCGCTTTGCGCGTCCCCAGCCCCCAGCCCCCAGCCACCAGTCCCCCCGTCAAAAAACTCTCCTCTCCTCCGTAAACACCCGGTGCCCGCACTGCTCGCACTGGCGGCAGCGGACGATGACGCGGCGGCGGCGGCGGGTATAGTAGACCCGCAGCGTGCCGCGCCCGCAGACGGGGCACCGGATGCCCAGCTTCGCGTTATGCTTGTCAGCGGCCACGGCCACGTTTTTCCTCCCAACGCTGGCGCATTGAGACGCGCTTCTTGCGCCGGGAAGGTGCTTCCGTGGTCGAGTCGACCGCCTGCGCGTCCCCTCGTCCCTCGCCCCCCGCTCCTCGCTCCCCGCCGCCCTCGCGAATCGCCTCGAATCTGGCGCGAAGACTGATCCGCCGGCGGCGCCGCCGCGAACCCATCTCCCGCAGCGTGCAGCCGGCGATCGAGGCGGCCACCGCGGCGCCGACCAGGCCGTCGAGCCAGTGGTTGTCGGGCCGCTCGGGGCGGAGGGTCCATTCGTCGAGCTCGCGGCCGCGGCCGGAGGTGCGGGTGGGCCGTTCGGCGGTCAGGTGTTCGCCGAGCTGGCGGTGCTCGCGGGGGGCGGCGGGCGAGCCGTCCTGGCGACGGGCGCCGTAGAGGACCAGCGAGCCGGCGTCGCCCTGTTCGGTGGCCAGCCGATCGTGGATGAAGCTCTTCCACCAGTTGGTGTCATAGAGCACGTGGCGGGCGGCCCGCTTGCCGGTGGCCCCGCTGATCCGCCACTCCAGCCCGCCGAGTTCGCCCGGACGGGGCTGATATTGGGAGAGAGGCTTGTTCTTGGCGGTGATCCCGCGTCCGTGGCTGGGCAGCAGTACGGCGCCCAGGGGGCTGCTGCGGCAGAATTCGTAGACGACCTCGGTACTCTTGGGCCAGTTGGCATCGATCAGGCAGCGTTCGACCCGCATCGCCCCGCCCCCCTGCTTGTTCCAGGCGCGGCCGCAGACGTCGGCCGTGGCCGCCTCCAGGCCCTGGCGGATGCGGGCCGTCAGGCCGCCGCGGCAGTGGCGGGAGAGGGTTTCCGGGGCGTCGGTGAGCGTGAAATAGCGGATCGGCTGCTCGGGCCAGGTGCCGTAGTCGACGACCCAGCCGGTAAAATCGTCGGCCCAGGCGACCAGCAGCCAGTACAGCAGCTCCTGCTGCACGTCGATGAAGGCGGTCAGGCGGGTGGCCTCGAGCGGGACCAGGCCGCGGGCCAGGCCGCCGATTTTGGCGGCGATCTCGTCGGCGGTGAGCATCGTGACGTCCTCGGCCTCGTCGGGCAGCGGTTCGTTCTGGTATTCGCTGGCAAAGGCGGCCGGGTCGGCGAGGTGCAGGTTCATGGCGTGCTGCAGGGCGGACAGCTCGTCGTCGTGCTTGCGGGCCGGCCAGGCGACCATCGCCCCGCGGTCCATCGCCTTGCGGTGCTTGCGATAAAAGCTGGTGCAGCGCTTGGTCCCCCGCTCGGCCTCGAGATCCTCGCGACGGATGACCGCGTATTCGCCCCACAGCTTTTCGTTGGCGGGCCACTCGTAGAGCAGCTTGAACCGTTCGCCCTGCCACTCCGGGTGCTTGGAGCGATCGAGAATGCGGTCCGCCATGTCGCCGCGGCGGATCACGGTGCAGGGCATCACGCCGGCGATCTTTTGGCCGGGCCCGGCCAGGCCCAGCACGGCGCCGGCCAGCAGCCGTTCGCGCTTGTCGCACTGCACGGGGCTGGCGGCGGTGGAGTCCGTCTGCGGGTCGTCGATCAGGATCATGTCGGGGCGGGCCGAGGTGCCGTCGGTCCGCTTGTGCTTGGTGCCGCGGATCCCGCTGGTCAGGCCGGCGACCTTGAGGATCACCGCGCTGGCCTGGCTTCCCGGGATGCTCGGCAGGACGAGGGCCTTTTTGTAATAGCCGATGTAGGTCGGCTCGCCCCGGTAGGTCTGGCCGCGCTGGCGGTTGGTGATCCGCTCCAGACACCGCAGCGGATGGCAGACCTCGGGCCAATCGGCCAGCAGCAGGTCGTTGCTCTCCAGCTCGATCTTGATCGTGTCCAGCCGCTCGACGGCGTGCGTTTCGTTGACGCCGATCAAGAGCACGAACCGGCGGACGCCGACCAGGGCCGCCCAGATCGCGGCCCGCTCGCAGATCGTAGTCTTGCCCGAGCCGCGGGGCATGGCCACCGCGAACAAGTCGCCGGCCAGCACGGCCCGTTCGATCTTGGCGATGACCTTCAGGTGATCGTCCGACCAGGCCAACGGGAATTCCTCGGGGAAGTATTGCTCGAGGAACAGCCGCAGCGAGGCGGTGGCCTGTTTCTTCCGCTGGGGATTCTCGACGGCCGGCAGCTCGCCGATGTCGCGGCCCTCGGCGGAGGCGGCCAGGTTGCGGGCCCGGGCCCGGGATTTGATCCGCGAGTATTCGTCGGACTCGGCCGGCGACGTCGGCGACGGCGCGGGGGGATCCGGTCGGCGGGTTTTTTTGGCGGGCTGCTTCTTCGCCGCGGCCTTTTTCTTGGCGGGCTTTCGCTTGCGGGGCGAGGCCTTCTTCTTGGCGGGCTTTCGCTTGCGGGGCGCGGCCTTCTTCTTGGCGGGCTTTCG